AAGAAATTCATCAACTTTTAAAAAATATTTCCGATGGCGATTATTCTAAAGCTAAAGGTAATATATCAGCTATCATTGAAGGTAAAATCAGTGGTAAAATAAAAACCATTTCTAAATCTAAAAATAAATAATCATGGATATCCAAGACCTACTTAAAGAAGCAACTAAAGATACACTTTCAGAAGAAAATCTTCAAAAGCTACAAGAAGCAATTGAAACGAAAGCTAAATCGATAGCTAAAAAAGATTACGACCTTAAACTTGAAGCTGCACTTGCTAAACAAGATGCCCAATACGCTGATAAGTTAGAAAAATTTTTGGAAGACATTGACAACGACCACACCGAAAAGATGGAGACTCTTGTTGAAGGTCTTAGTCAAAAACATTATGATCAACTTTCAAAACTAATTACAAAATATAAATCAGAATATATCACCGAGTGTAAACAGTTTAAAGATACTCTTGTAAATAAAGTTGACAAATTCTTTGACATCGTAGTTGAAGAACAAGTTCCCAAAAAAGAATTGCAAGAAGCTGTTGAGAATGTTCGTAGTAAAGTCGTTCTTGAAAGAATTGCTCGCTTGATCGGTGTTGATAAAATTCAACAAAACAAACTTGTTAAAGAAGGAATCACAGAAGCTAAAACAGAAATTGATTCTCTTCGTGAAGAGAATCAAAAACTTAAAGCTGACCGCAAAAAACTTCTTACAGAAAAAGTTGATGGTAAGCGCAAAGAAATTCTTGCCGAAAAAACACAAGGACTCCCAAAAGTTAAAAAGGAATATATTAACAAAGTTCTTGGTAACAAGTCAATTGATTTCATTACAGAAAATTTCGAATACACTCTAGCTCTTTTTGATGAAGAAGAGGATTCAAGTCGTGAAATTCTTAAAGAACAAGCAACTAAGAAAACAAAAATCATCTCTGAAAATGTAGATAGAGGCGAAAAGGAAATCATTAAAGAGAAAAAAGAAGCTACCTTAACAGGAACTGAACAATATCTTAGTGGATTCAACGACACATTTTAATAATTATTGAATCGGAATTTAATAATAAAATTTAGACCATGAGGCAGACTCGCCTGAGTATAGTAAAACGTTAAAGACAAACAAACAAACAAATAAAGGAAATAAAATATTATGATTAAACCATCAAACTCATACATCGATAGAGGTCGCGCAAGCGCACTTCTAGAAAAGTGGAGTCCTGTCCTTGATTACAAATCTGAGAAAGTTAAAGCTATCACAGAGTCTAATACACGTCTTAACACTGCTATCCTACTAGAAAACCAAGAAAACTGGTGTTCTCAAAATGGTGGGCTTATCAACGAAGCTGGTAACAGTTTCGCTGGCGGTGCTTATGGCGACAATGCTGCTGCTGGTCTTGGAACCAACGGAGCTAATCAATTCAGTGCTGACACTTATGCACAAGGAGATGCACGTCTCCCTAAAGTATTAATCCCAATGATTCGTCGTACGTTCCCAGAACTTATCACGAATGAAATCGTTGGTGTTCAGCCTATGTCTGGACCAGTCGGACTAGCGTTCGCTCTTCGTTATAAATACGAAAGTGATTCTCTAGGTGGTAGTGACACACGCACAAGTAACTATTCTGCTTCCGCAGACGGTAAAGAAGCTGGTTACAATAGCCTTGATACTCGCTTTACAGGTACAAGTTCTGATCGCCTTTCTGGTGGTTCTGACTTCGCTTTCGTAGGTGAAGACCAAGGTGTTGCTGATCTGCTTAAAAACTTCGAGCTTAACGACCAAATTCCACAAATGGTTATCTCTTTTGAGAAAACTGCTGTTGAAGCTGGAACACGTAGACTCGCTGCAAAATGGTCAGTGGAACTTGAACAAGACGTTCGCAACATGAACGGTATCGATATCGATAACGAAATGACAAATGCAATGTCTTATGAAATTCAAGCTGAAATTGACCGTGAAATGATCATGCGTATGATCCAAGTTACTCTAACTGCTGGACGTGGTAAAGGTTATTCCATCTGGGAACCTGCATCTGCTGACGGTCGTTGGCTTGGTGAACGTAACCGTCACTTCTATCAAAAACTACTTGTAGAAGCTAACCGTGTTGCTATCCGCAATCGTCGTGGTGCTGCTAACTTCATCGTTGCAACTCCATCCGTATGCGCTATGCTTGAATCTCTTCCAGAGTTCCAATTCATGGCTGTTAACGGTAATGTGAATACACAACCTGTAGGTATCGCAAAACTTGGAACACTTGCTGGACGTTTCAATGTTTACCGTGATACTCGTACAGAGTCTCAATACATCTCTGGTTCAAGAACCAACGGTGTTGACTATGCGTTGTTAGGTTATAAAGGACCAGAATTCTTCGATACTGGTATCATTTATTGCCCATACATCCCTGTTATGGTTCAAAGAACAATCGATCCAGTTCGTTTCAACCCAATCGTCGGTCTTATGACTCGTTACGGCGTGGTTGACCACCTATTCGGTGCTGATCTGTTCTACCACACAATCATTGTGAAGAACCTTGATGTAGCGTTCACTCCTGGTGAAACTTCAGTCTTCATGACAGAAGATCACTACGTATAGTCGTTTAAGGACAAACATTCTAAAC